CGTCGTAATTTATGCCCTATGGTTTCATACAGAACTCAATTTCAAATTTTCGCAACCGTTCAAAATTATGATCCTAACTGTGAAACTTATGATTTAATGACTGTGATGTGTTATGATAATATTTTATGTGCTTGGGACACAAACCTGACTGCAATTTCTTACAGTCCATTAAGCGAAGCAGACGCAATCAACGCTCACAAACAAAATAATATGGTTCATAGTGATTTTATGAGAGACGCTCAACTTAACGGCACTGGTCTGTTTGATGGTGGTTTATCTAAGATTTTATCACACGCTAAACATATTCTACCTCATATTAAAACATTTTATGATAGTTCAACTGGTAAGATGCTTAGAGGACAAGTAAAAGATTATTTAGGAAAACATCACGAAGGTGTCGCTAATGCTCTAAATTCAGTCGGTTTCGGTCAGGGTGGAAATTCGGGCGGTGCTATGTCAGGTGGTGCTTATGCTTCTAAATCTCAACTCAAACACTCTCTACTTTAAATTAAAAATTATTTTCTTTAAAATTATTATATATACATATATATATATATAATAATGAGTTCAAGTATCATTGATTTTGTGAATTGTCATACTGAAAAAGAATTAGGTAATAATAAATATATTAATGATAAATTTATAGATGTAAAAGAATTAAATGGTGAAACAATTTATCAAAATAATGTATTAATAGCAACACAAAACGATATTAATGCATTACAGACAGAAATAACAGCGATACAACAAGATATAAATGAAATAGATAATTCAAATTTATATAATTATTATGTGAGTGATACTTCAGGTGATGATACAACAGGTAATGGTAATATAAATAATCCATATAAAACAATCGCTGTTTGTATGGCAGTTGTTAATACTCTATCACCTGAAACGAATGTTATCATCAATTTAGCATCAGGCACTTACACAGAAAAAATAGTAGTCTTAAAAAGCGGGGTTTCAGTAGTTGGAACAAATCCTATAGCGTGTGTTCTTAATGGAGATGTTAATGTTAATATGACTAATAATAGTTCATTATATGCTATTGGCGTTTTATCAGGTATTCAAGTTAATGGAATGATAGTTCATACTAATAATACTATTTATAATAATACTCTATTAATTTCTAATATAATATCTGTTAGTATTCCTACTAAAAATAATTTGTTAATTAGAACATTAGGAGGAGGATTATTAGGAGACTGCACTATTAGAGATAGTGTTATTTATGTTAATGGCGATACAACAGGTATTATGCTTAATAATAGTTCTTTATTTATGGTTGGAACACAAATTCAAAATAATCCCAGTCCCTTAATACCACTTACAACGCAAAATTTTGTTTATGTAGATGGAGCAGGTCGTTTCAATGCTTTTGGTGTTTCAATGTATAATGCGAGTAATAGTGCAAGTGTTAAAGCATTAATTGAAATAGCAAATACATCAAACGCTACATCATCTACAACAATAAACAACTCAATCTTTCTTTTCACAAATGGAGTAGCAACAACAACAGGAGCAATTATTAATTTTACAAATAGTGCCAGTGCTAATACCGTCAATTTTTATAATAATTTCTGTAGATGTTTCTTGACACAAAACGCTCCTAATAATTATATTGTTCTAAAAAGTGGAGGCGGAGCAGTTAATTTTTCACACGGTCAAAATATTGGACGCAATCCAAACCATCATATACCCGCTACAAATGCTTTTATAGGATGGACTAAAACGAGTTACCCTACCATTATATAAATTTTAATTTAACATTATTTTTCAATTATTTTTTTTTATAATATAATATATATATATATATATACTATGTTAGATAAACTAAAACGAGTATTATTAGGTGGTGCCGATCACGAAAGTGAAAATACAGAGTTATTAGATAATATGACTAAAGAAGAACTTATTGAATTAGTAAAAAAACAAAATGAAGAAGCGAAAAAAAAAGAAGAAGAATTAAGAGCATATAAAATAGCACTTCTAAACAAAAGAAAAGAAAGAGAAGCAAATAAAAAATCAATTGATAAATATACAGAGATAAATGTAGATAAATGGATTGATATATTTAAAGCAGAAGATGCGAAACATCAAAATCCTGAAGTTATACAATATGATGAAGATTTATCTACATTTGATCTAGTAAAGAGTAACAAGAACCCTTATTTTAAATTTAGACCATATCAACAAAAATTTATAGAAGATTGGAGTATAGCAACAAATGAACTTGTTATTTTATATTATGGTGTTGGAAGTGGTAAAACTTTGATAGCAATAAATTGTGGAGAACAATTCATAAATTTAAACCCTGATAGTTTTGTTTATTTTTTACTTCCAGCATCATTAGTAATAAATACGATTATGAAAATGTATGAGGTAGGATTAGACCCGAGGCGAAAAAATAGTAATAACGAATATGTTTATAAATTTATATCATATCAACAAATGATGTTAAGTAAAGTAGATATTAAACCTAATAGTTTATTAATTATTGATGAGGCACATAATCTTAGAAATTTTGGAACTAAAGAAATTAAAGAGAAAGAAAGTGCGAGAAAATGGAAATCAACAGGTAATTATTCTTTAATGGGGAATAAAGTAGCAGAATTATTGTTACAAAATAAAAATACATTTTTACGAACTATTATGATGACTGGAACATTATTTTGTAATAGTCCTGATGATATTGAAGCATTAATTGGTATTGGTTATAAAAAAGCACCACTTGTTGAATTAAATAGAGATGCATTACTACAAATTCATTACGATGAAAAACAATTTGATAAATATTATGGTGGTTTAATTTCATTTTTTAGATTGAAAGATGATGATCCAGATTTTCCTCGTAAAAAATATCATTTTATACCGATTGAAGGTCAAATGTCTATGGCGAATACATTAGAAGATCCATATTATCAAGCAGGTCGTAATAGTGGTATGAATGAAAAATGTGATTGGATTATTAAATTTTTAACTGACCCTAAACGAAAAAATCAAAAAACATTATTGTATGCTGAGTTTATGGATAAAGCGATTACTGTTTTAATGAAAAAATTAACTGAAAAAGGTCTCAATGTTGTTGAGGTTACAGGAAGTGAAAATGTTAAAGAAAAACAAGCAGGTATAAAATTGTATAATACAGATAAAATACAATTATTAGTTTTTAGTAAGGCGATTAAAGAAGGTATTTCATTTAAGGAAACTAATAATTTTATATTTATTCAACCATACTGGAATTATGCAATAAGCGAACAAATTATAGCAAGAGCAGTAAGATTAGATAGTCATAAACAAAAACAGAAGTCATTAGTCAATATTTATTGTTTGATAGGAGTTAATCCTAATGATATGAATATTTATGATAAAAAAGAATTAGATGAAATATATGGTAGAGGTATAGACTTAGGAACATTAGATCCATCAAATAAAATTGAAATTATTAATTGTCCTGAAGATTTAGTCCCTAAACAATATGAATATATGAAATTATATCAAAAACAAAATTCTTTATTAGAGATGTTAAAAAACCAAAAAGAAGAAAAACCAGCATTAACAATAAAGAAGTGGATAAAAGACGCAGAAGATATTATGAATAATAATATTAAAACTTTACAATATAATAGAGTTAAAGTAGCGGAAGTATTTACTGATAGGTCAAAAACTGGAAGAAAAGAAATTTTAACTCAATATTTTAATGTTGTTGAAAAAATAGATTTTAGACAATCATCATTTAGTAGAGATACTTATATATGGGATATGATGTTTAATAAACAAGAAAATATTAATGTTTTTGAAAAGAAACTATTACAACCTAAATTATCATTTGAAAATTATCTAACTAATGAAAATAATGAATTCATACAAGAGTATAACTTAGAATTAGAAAAACTTAATAGTGATGGTAAAACATTATCAAGAAAACAAGAAATAGAACTAAAACGAAAGATGTATAAAGCACATTATGAGAAAAAAATTACAGAAACTAATGCCAAAATAACAAGATTTACAAATGATACAAGTTATAAGGTTAATCGTAATCCTGATTTACAACAACTCGCACAAACTCAATATAGTGATGATGAAGTTGAGAAAAAAATGAAAAAATTATTTGATGATAATAAATCATTAAGTCAAATATTAGAAGCATTTAATATAGATAAACAACAGATTACAAATTTTCAAGCAAATTTTACATCTAAAGAAAATGTAAAAACTATTATTGAATTAAGTAAAATTAAAGATGATAAAAGAGATAAAATAATGGTTTTAGAACCTACAAGCGGAATAGGTGGAGTTGTATCAATTTTACTAAAAGAATGCTCTAATAAAGATAATTTTATGATTGATAGTAATGAATATCATAATGTATTTTATAATTTTCAAAAATTACTATTTAAAGGCATTGATAACATTTTTGTATATAATACAGATTTTATGACATATGAAAGTAGATATGAATATGATTATATTTTAGGTAACCCGCCATTTAATTTACGATTACAACAAAAACGAATTAAAAAAGCAGGAATTAAAAAAGAGAAAGATGATGAAGGTAATGTTGTAAAAGAGGAAAAATTTGCAGATCAAGTATTTTATGTAGATGTTAATTTATTTGATGTTGATTTTGTAGCACAAGCATATAATTTATTAAAAAATCCTACAGAAAGAGGAAGTAAAGACGGTGGTGTTTTATGTATGATTATATCTAATAGATATACAAGAGATGATAGACATCAATCATTTATAGCATTTAGAGATTTTATAAAACAAGCAAAAAAATATGAACCATCTAGTGTTGAGATTGTTGAAACAGGTGAATTTGATTTTCAAAAAGAAAATACTGAGGGGACTAAGGAAATGACAACTAAATATCCTATGGTTTGTGTTTATTTAAGAAAAATATATAATATCTCTATGGACTTAAGTAAAAAAGTTAAAGTTGAAGAGGAGAAAGAACTTGTTGAAGAGGAGAAAAAAGAAGATGTAGATGAAGAATTAGAGCGTGAATTAAAAGAGTTAAAAATGCCTTCAGGTAAAAAAGGTAAAAAATTAGAAGTTGTAAAATACAGTTTAGATGATAAACTAAAAGATGAATATAAAGATGCATTAAAGAAACCTAAAAAAGAAAAGAAACCTAAAAAAGAAAAGAAACCTATAGATGAGGATTATGTCCCACCACCTAAAATAAAACCAGTTATAAAAGATAAAACAGGATTATCTAATGCTGAATTTGTTAAAAGATTACAAGGAGATGGAACAAAAGGAGATGGATCAAGAAGTCCATATTATTATAAAACAAAAGGTAAAGGTATTGTAGATACAGTAAAAGCATTTTTTACAGGTAGAAAGGATTATCCACCTAATATAAGAAAATTTATAGAACAAAATAAAGACCTAACTATAACAAATATGAGGGTAGGAAGAAGACCTATAAAATCATTCATAACTACTGTAGGTAATGCTTTAACATTTGGCGGATTAAAAGATGCTATGAAAAAATATAGTTATGATGATTTACTTCATCTATGGTTAGAATTTACTATGTCAAATGGTAAATCTCATATTGTAGAAAAAGACGAGGTAGTAAAAATAGGAGCAGTTGATAATAGAGATAGTGAGAAGACTAATTTTATGGATGTTCCTATTAAAAATACAGTTAATGTTTATGACTTTTTTTATAAACCATTAAAGGAAGTTGGTAAAAATTTAATTGAATATTCAGCACATAAATATAATTGTCAAAATTTTGTTATGAACTTATTAAAATATAGTGGTAACTTAAATCCTGAATTAGAAAAATTTATAATGCAGGATGTAGAAAAAATGTTAGCAGATCCTAAATTTTCATTACATAAGAAATTTATTAAGTTTATTACTGACGCGGGAGCGAAAATAGATGTATTAAAACAAGGAGCAGGAAAAAATGAGATGATAGGTAAAGGTATAACAGACTGGTTGAAAAAACATAAAAATAAACTTTTAGGTTTAGCAGGTCTCGCTGGTGTTTTTGGAATAAAAGCATTACATCATAAATATCTAATTAATAAAGCAGAAAAAGAAGCGAATGAAATGATGGCGAATTATAATAAAGAACATTATGGGTCAGGATTAGAGGGTAAAGGATTAACCGAAATTTTAAAAAAATTACTGAAATAGATTTTTAAGGAAGGTTAGAAATCTTGTAAATTGAAGTATTCATATTTCTTAGTGATACATTTGATATTGTGTATTGGTTTAGAGTTGTTAAACGCCATTCAGGAAAAACACCACGGCAAGAGGTAATAAAAGAACCACATATTAATTGTCTATCATTAACATTTGAAAAACCATAAGTTTGACCTATATTAAAAATTCTATCATTTACGGCATAATTTGTAAAAGTTAAAGTAAAACTTCCTGATGATGCGATTGCATCAACGCTGACTAATGCCGAAAAATTGAATAAATATATACCATCATCAAAAATTTGTAAAAGACCAAGTGTATAAGTTATATTAGGGGTTTGTTGTAATGTTGTCCCACCAACTCCAAATTGAAAAGCAAAACCACTTCCTGCCCCTATTGATGTTAAACCAATACCATTATTATAAGAATAATAAGCAGGAGTTGATACTGATGATACACTTCTTACAATATTAAAATTAGCATCAGTCTCCAATATTGAGTTGGCAGGAACAACACCTTTTAAATTTAAATTTTTAGTTATATACATATCTTCACTGTTTATTTCTTTTACATCTAAAAATTTGTCATTAATATATTTGTTATCACCATTCTCTTTTTCAGTATGACAATTTACAAAATCTATGATACTTGAACTCATTATATATATATATATAAGTATATATAATTTTTTCATAAAATATAAATAATTTTAATTAAACAGGAGTAATAGATAGTTGTGGATTTCTAAATGTTAAATCACTGAATTGACTTGATATTTGAAAACGACAAAATGATGGAGTTCCTGCTACAACATTCATAAAACCTTTTAAAGTTAATTTAGCAGACGGAATATTTGTATTAGTCCCATTTACTTGATCCAGTAAAAATTGACTGGATTGATTAAGAAAAAATGATAATGAAGCAATCCCATTTATAACATCACAACTAATTGATAAATCAACTAAATAAACACCAACTTCACTAATAGTAAAAGTTTGAAATGATGCGTCTATATCAACCTTATTTCGTCTTATAATAGTTGAACTACCAAAATTTAAAAATTGATTTGTGCCAGAAGGAACAACTTGAGGTGTTAATACTCCCGAAAGAATAGCATAAGGACTACTACTTGAAATAGGTGTTTCTTTTGATACCATATTATTATTAGCGTCTAAACCTAAATAAGTATCAGGTGTTAGACTTATCATTTTTATTGTATTTTGAATATATCCATTATTACAATTAATTTCTTTTACATTTAAACATTTATCATTTATATATTTTGTTTGTCCTGTTTCATTTTCAGTATGACAATTTACGAAATCTATTATTGAAGCACTCATATTGATATATATATATATGTGTATATAATAATTTTAGAAATGCGGAGATAATAAAAAATTATATATAGAATAATTAGAAATTATCTCCGCAAATCCAAAGAATTTAATTTAAAATTATTTAAAAAAATAAAAAAATACTATAGAAATTTAATTTAAAAATGTTTTAAAAATTTATTTTCTATTATATATATATATATAATATAAAATGCCTAAAAAAGTTCTACCCGATAACCATTATTATGAAACACAAATACCAAGACAAGCAGACAAAAACATCAAAAAATACGCTCAATTTAGTTATAAACGCGAAGATATGATGAAATATACCAGTTCAAAAACACATTTTTATCTCGCAACTGACTATAAAACATCTAATATTTTAGAAAAAGAAACAAACAATCTTATTACTGAAGGTAAATATGTTAAAAAGTTTTTTTCTATTGAACGAGACAGTGAAAATCATCTAAACAAATTATTAAGTGAAGACAATAATATGTATGAAATTATCCCACCTGATATACAGGTTAAATTATATTTTGATTTAGAAGCACCATTAAAAGATGATGAAAGTGATGCACTTTTTACAACATTTTTTATGACAGCAATCGCACATATTCTTAATAACGATTTTGATATATTGTTTAGTGATGATGACATTTATATATTAAATAGTAGTAGAAAAAATAAATTTTCAAATCATATTATATTTAAATCAATTCGTTTCAATAATCTTGAAGATGAAAAGATGTTTATAACATATGTTATAAATAGATTTAATAATCCATTAAATGATAATGAGACAATTATGTTTAATAAATTATTTTTTATTAATGATGAAAAAAATAAATGTATTGTAGATTTTCAACCATACGGACATTGTCAAAATTATAGATGTATTAATCAATCTAAAATAAATAAACCATATCAACTCAAACCAACAAAACCAATAAAACATTTATTAGATACATTTGTAACCTATAAAACAGAAACTTGTAGAAATTTAATAAAAAAAGAAACTATTGAAGAAAAACACGAACAGATGAAAAAACCGATTAAACAAATAAAAAAAAGAAAAGAACAGACTGCACCCGAAACAAAAACAGAAACAACAAATAATATAAATAATACTCATTTTAATAATTTTGATTATACACTTAAAAATGGTAATACATTATTATCATCAAAAAATATGTCATATATGGATCTTAAAAATCTACCATTATATAAAAGATATTTATATTTAATACCTAATAACTATTGTGGATATGATAATTTTTTAAATATCGGTTTCGCTATTAAAGGGTCGGGAGGTAATAAAGAAGACTGGAAACAGTGGGCGATGTTATCAACACGATATGGAAATTCAGGAAATGCTGGATCTAAGATTGATAGTTTTGATACCTTTAAAACTGATGGTCGTATTTTTAATATTAATACATTAAAAAGAATAGCGAAGAAATCACATCCTGATTTTTTTAATACTGAAGAAGAACTATTTAGAGTATATTTTGATTTAGAATTAGATGGTATAGAAATAATAGAAGAAAAAAGCGAATTTGTAAGTCAAGAGGGAACACCTGATGCTAATAATATTTTAGATGATAATAAATTTATTATATTATATGCTTATTTAGGTCGTGGTAAAACAACTGCAATCAAAAGAATGATATTAGAACAAAAATATGAAAGATATCTTTTTTTATCTCCTCGTGTTTCATTCAGTCTATTTATTAGTCAAGAATTTGAAATTGATAATTATACAGATGCTCTTTTAGATAATAATGATAAAGATAAAGTGTATATAAATAAATCAAAAAAATTAATCATATCAGTTGAAAGCATACAAAAAATAAATGTTGATAACAATTATCAATGTGTATTTTTAGATGAAAGTGAAGCAATCTTAAATCAATTTAGTAGTCCTACTATGAAGAGTAAATATTTAGATTGTTATAATATATTAAATAGTTTGATATTAAATGCTGAAAAAGTTGTTTGTGCTGATGCTTTTCTAACTAATAGAACGATAAGATTTATCAAATCATACAATCAACCTATTACACTCATAAAAAATAATACATCACCTATAAAAAGAGACGCTATAAGATTATCTTATGAAGATTTAGAAAAACAATTGATAAATGAAATTACAAATAATAAGAAACCATATATATGTAGTTCAACTAAAAAGCAATTAGAATTAATTGATGCAGGTCGTAAATTTATGCCTGATAAATTTAATAAATCATTAATGTATTTTGGTGGTTATAAACGAGATGATAAAATGTTTAAAGAAACATTAAAAAATATTAATACAACTTGGAAAGATGCTTCATTTGTCGGGACAACGCCGACTAATACAATTGGATGCTCTTATTCTCACAAAAATGATTTTGATAATGTATATATGATGTGTCCTGCTCCTACTTGTTCTGTTCGTGATATGATGCAAATGATGATGCGAGTAAGACATATTAAAGAAAATAAGATGTATTTCTCTCTTCCTGAAAATAAACGAAATATGAAAAAAAATAGAGATGATATATATTACTTATCACTTGATAATTTTGAAAATTACAATAAAGATAAGTTACAAATATGTATTGATGAAGTTGATAAATTTATGAAAGAAGATAAAGATGATAATCATAATGCTTTAATTACTTTATTAGAAACATTAAAAAAGTTTGAAGAAACGCCAAAACCATTACGCGAAATTATTTATTTCAATCTATTTGAGATGTATATTAGTAATACATATTATGAAAAAATGTATTATAAGTTTCTAGATAGATGCGGATATAAATATGAACCAGTTGTAGAAGAACAATTTATAAAAGAAAAGAAGACCAAAAAAGAAGATATGAAATGTAAGAAAGAATTAGAAAATATTGAAGATGAAACATTAAATCAAATGATTAAAGATTATAATGATATTGATGATGTAGATGATATAACTGAATATTTACTAAATGAAAAATTAATGAAGTCAAACTGTAAAGATAAACTTATCAAAGAAAAATATTTTTATAAAAGAATGATTAAAAAGGATCTACCAGTAGATATACAAGCGAAAAATTTTTATAATGGTTATTTAAATACATTTACAAAAAATTGTTTTCAAAGAGCATATGATGAAAAACATAAAAGTTATATAATGATGATTGAAAATGAAATAGTTGATAGTAATAAATGTAAAGAGATGATTAAAGGACATTTTTTAAAAATATCAATCATAAAAAAGATTGTTGAAACATTAAAGATTGAAAATTCATTTGATACAAACACAATAATACCACGAGAAAATATATATGAATTAATAACATATATGGAAACTAATCGTAAAAGAATATCTAATATATTTGATTTTGATGATAGTGCAAAAGAAAAGGTAGATCCTAAATATAGATTTAAATCATTTATGCCATATATTGAAAGATGTATTACAAATTGGAGCGGGTGCTACTTTAAAGGGGAATGTAAAGATAGTCATACTAAACAATTTAAAAGTTATAGATTGAGTGGTAAAAACTTCTATGAACTTATAAAAGATAAAAAAATAGAAAATACAGAAAGTTTATTTAATGATTTAGATTATATCAGTGAGTTATAAATACAAACTTAATATAAATTATTAATTTTTAGTTAATACAGTATATATTAACTAAATATTAAGCATTAACATCAGGATAATCTTAATTAAAAATTTTTAATTAAGATTATATACATCTTTATATTAATATTAAGTTAAAGATAACGCCCCTATCTGTAATTTAATATTAAAATTAAGTTTAAATTTTTTTCTAAATATAATATATATAGAAATGTTTAAAATTAAAGTTCAAAAAAATAAACAATTATGTATCATATGTAAAAAAAATATACGGTTATATAAAAAATTGATTTGTGGTATGTGTAATAATCCTCCTACAATAAATAAGTTTCTTGAAAAGTTAAAAGAGATAGATGAGATTGATGGCGGTTATAGAAAACAAAATAATGTATTATATTTATAAATTAAATATTAATATTAAAATTTATTTTATATATATAATATATATATATATATAGAATGGATGTTTCAAGATTAAAAGAAGATATTAAAAAAAATAGACCTAAGATTACAGAAAGTAGTATTAATACATATACATCAATCTTAAAAAATTTATTTAAAAAATTTCATAAAGAAGGTGATGAGTTTAATATTAACTGGTTTGAGAATGAAGACGCAATAATAAAACATTTGAAAGATGTTAAACCTAATATTAGAAAAACATTATATTCATCATTAATATCTATTACAGATGATAAACATAATAAGAAATATAAAAAGGCGATGATGGAAGACGCAGAACATTATAGAAGTGAAAATTTAAAACAGAATAAGACAGAAGCACAAGAGAAAAACTGGGTTACACAAGATGATGTAAAAAAGAAAGTAAATGAAATGATAAAAAGCGTTAGAGGTTTATGGAATAAAGACGATCTAACAAAACAAGAATATTATAAATTACAAGATTTAATTTTAGTATCATTAACATCAGGTATTTATATACCACCACGCCGAGCAGTTGATTGGGTTGATTTTGTTATTAAAGATATAAATGAAAAAAATGATAATTATTTAAAAAAAGATGAGTTTCATTTTAATAAATATAAAGGTAGTGATAAGAAAGGCGAACAGGTCATAAAAGTGCCTAAAGAATTATTAACATTAATAAGAAAATTTATAAAGGTTAATCCACATAAATATTTACTAGTTGATACACAAAATAAAAAAATGAATTCTATTAAATTAAATCAACATTTAGAGCGTATATGGGGGAAGAAAGCAGGGGTTAATATATTTCGTCATTCTTTTATTAGTGAGAAGTATCCTATATTTAATGTTGATGAACTTAAAAAAGATGCCGAGAAAATGGGAAGCAGTGCTAATATGATGTTGGATACATATATTAAAAAGACTTGAACCATTTATAAAAACAATAACACAAAATACTAAAACCTATAATACAACTTACTGTAATTATTATATCTATCATATATGTATGATATATATATTATTTTTAGAAATGCGGAGAAAAAATAATATTATTTATATATAAAAAATTAATATCTCCGCAATTCTTATATATATGTGGTATCATTTGAAAGGTTTTGATTTTAGGAAATCTGTAAAAAAGAATAAAAAATATGATGTATTTAAAGATGGCGAGTATATTACATCTTTTGGCGGTATTCATAATGATGGAACCCCTTACACGCATTTCACTGATCGTATAGGGGCATACAGTGATTATAATAATTATGATGAGAAGAAGAGGGAAAACTATAAAAAAAGACACGAAAAAGATAGACATAATAAATATAGTGCAGGTTGGTTTAGTGATATTTTTTTATGGTGAATTAATATCTAAATATATAATATATGCCGATCGTAGCAAATCCTGAATTATATCAAAAAGTAAAAGAACACGCTGATACAATATATAAAAAACATAGTGCATTTAAAAGTGGTTATATTCAAAAACTGTATCAAAGAAATGGAGGGACATATATTGATGATAATAAACCTAAAAATTTAAAAAGATGGTTTAAAGAGGAATGGGAAGATGTAGGAAATAAAGATTATCCAGTTTTTAGACCTACGAAAATAATTGATAAAATGAAAACACCATTAACAGTTGATGAGATTGATAAACAAAATCTAAAAGATCAAATTAAAAAAAAACAAATCATAAGAGGTAATAAGAATTTAACACCATTTAAAAAAAAAATCTAAATAAATTATATATAATATGCCATTATCATTCTGTGATAAAGTAAAACAATTTTTTAGAGATTTAACAGTAAAAGATAGTTGTATATCATCTTGTTGTAATACTGTTGTAGAAAAAGAACACAAACATCATCATCATCATCATAAACATAAACACAAAGATATACAAAAAGAAGAATTAAAAATTGAAAATAAAATATTATAGATTTTTAAAAAATATTATAGATTTAAAATATTTTAAAAAAATTATTTTCTATTTCTATTATATATACATATATAATGGCGAGTTTTAAGAACGATTATGAAATGGGAACAAAAAACGAAGATAAGGTATTGATACAGATTAATTCATTCTTTAATGATAATATTGTTAAATCATCATCTAAATTTTCTAAATATGATTATAAAGGTGATGAGTATTATTATGAATTAAAAACTCGTAATAATAATTATAAAACATATCCTACTACATTAATTCCATATAATAAAATTATGACAAATAAGAAACAAATATTTTTATTTGATTTTAAAGATGGTTTATATTATATTGAGTATAATCCTGATGTATTTAATGAATTTGAATTAAAACATTTTGTAAGAAATCAAAGAATTGATTATAATGATATTATGAGTATGTATTATTATATACCAATTGAAAAATTAAAAAAAATACTATAGATTTAAAAATAATTTAAAAATATTTTCTATATACATAGTATATATAAAATATGTCAGTATTTAATAACATTGAATATCAAAAAGAATATTATAAAAATAATAAGAATGAACTTCTTGAAAAATTAAAAAAGAAATCTAAATGTGAATTATGTGGTGGATCATATAGTTATGTAGGTCGTAATCGTCATAATTTAAGTAACAAACATATTAGAGCAATAAATAAAGATGTAAATATATCATCTGTAAATTTTGATTTAGATAATGATTTGTTGAATAAAGTTAAACAATTTATTATTGATGAATTAAATAAAAAAAATAATTAAAATTATACATCATCACTCGCTCTTAAATCATCCCACGCTTGTTGTAGTGAAACACCCATTTTATGTTTATATTTCATAACATCCTTTTGTGTGATTTTACTACCAGATTTATTTACATTTTTTGGTTTTTTTTCTTTCTTTTCTTTTTTTTCTTTTTTAGGTCGTGCTTTCTTCACAAATTTCATATCTTCTTTAATTTTCGCCCACGCATCAGTGAGTGATACTTTATTTTCTTTTCTATATTTATGGACTGCTCTCAATAGTTCAGGGTCTGCTCCTTCTCCTTCCATTGGTTCAACTGAATTACTTCTTTTTCTAATTCTTGATTTAGGGCGGGGTATATCGTGTGGTGGTGATCTATCGCTAAGTGAATATTTATAAGGTTGAATTCTTACATCAGGTTCATATCTTGGGTCATCTTCTGCTAACATTTTTCTACCTCCTCTCTTTTTTTTTCCTAAACCTATATGTTTTAGTCCTTGAGATGCTAAACCATACAGACTATTATCTCCTAATAATCCTTCAAATGGTTTCAATGCGGGGACGCTCTCAAAAATAGGTTTTCCTATCGCTCCTAATGTTGAACCTACAGTTCCTAATAAATCACTCAAAAAACCTTTACCTTTTTTTTTAGGTCGTCCTGTGCCTCGTCCTCTACCTGCTATATTTTGTAAATCCATTACAGGTTTTTGTCTTACTTTATTTTCATCATCACTTGGATATTGTAATCCAGCATAACCGCCTACAAAATCATCTTTGATATACGGAAAACCCGATCCCCAGAACTGTTTGTAACCAGTATTGTAATATGTATTAAACTTTTCAGGATATGGTGGAAATGACATTATTATATATATATATATGTATATATAATAATTTTTTTATAATTGTAAAATAGGAATATTTATTTTATTGATAAAATCTAATGTTTTTTCATTTATTTTTAACATAAAATATTCACTTATTGGTTCAATAATGTTTGTGATACTTTCTGCATCTCTCATATCTATAATGCTTTTTATATCTTCAAATATTTGATTAGGAATATTAATCTCAAATATATTTTGTAATCTATTGATAATATTATTTATATGTGCGTGTATATAATTTAAATTAGAATTCACACTATAACCATATTCTAACATATCAACTAATACATTTAAATCAGTATTACAACTATTCAACATATTAATGTTACCATCTAAAAATTCACTTACAACTTTCATAAACTTCCAGTTTTGATTTTGTCTTTCATACGAATAATATCGTTTTAGATATTTTAATAAATTTTGTGGTTTTAGATAATAATATTGTAATCCATTTAATCCAATTTGATATTGTTGTTCTTTTTTAGGTGTTTCAGGTTGTGAAAAGAAAACATTTGTAATTTCTGTAAATCGTCCTTTACTTTCACAAAAAAAATACATATCAATTTTGTTTAATTCGCTTGAATTAACTGCATCTTTTAATTTAATAATATTTAAACCATTATCAGTTTTATATAATTTACTTATTTCGTCGGGCGTCCATCTTATAGTAATAGCATTATGTAATTCTTTATATAATTTTAACCATTTAGGAAGTAAATCTTTATCATTTAATTGTGGTATTTCTGTAAATTCTAATTCTTTATATTTATTACTAAATAATTGAAATAGATTAGGTTCATATCCTTTTATTTCATTGTTTTTAATAATACCTATATGGTTATCTAATGGTTGAAATACTTGTTTGTTACCACTTTTAATATCACCTAAAAAATATTTTTTTTTATAATCATCTCTTGATGTAATTTTATCAACGACTGATTTCATTATATTAGGTATTTGATTAATATCATCAACTTCTTCTCTTAAGTCAATATCACCAGCATAAATTAGATTAGAAAATAATGAAGATCCAAAATGTGATACTTTCGCCTGTCTATAACTAATTAAATTTACTGCTTCAATTACATCATCACTATATTGTATATCATAAACTTTTTGTTTTTTTAATTGTTTAATATCTTCTTGATTAACGACAATATTTTTCATATATAATTATACTATATAAAAAAATAATATATAAATAATATAAAATTTAAAAATAATTTTCTAAATGTAATATATATTTATGTGTGAATTAATAGAAAAACTGTTTATGGATATTAAACCTGATAAAATTAATATTCAACTAGATGAAGAAGAAGTTTTTAAACATTATGATAAAGATAAAGATGAACTTTTAGTTTTAATCGGTAAATTAAAAGCAGAAAATTATAGTTTGATGCAACGATTAGTGGGTCTTGATATATGGTTGAAAGAAATACTTGGTGAATATTATAATGAAAAAGTTAATAATGATAAAGATGTTGAAAAATTAGAAGAAAAAACAGATTAAAATAATTTATTTTATATAATTTTTTTATATTATAATAATATATATAATATAAAAATGACAGATGTTATATCTAATAATAATGTTATGAAGGTTAAAAAATGTTTAGAATGCGGATCAGAGCATAAAATAAACTATATATATACTCATTATAAATCAAAACGGCATATTAAAAATAAAAATAAAAATAGTGTATCTAATTTAGTAAATGATACAAGTTTAGACGGACAATACAAGCATATGTTAAATAATATTGATAATATTATTGATGTATGTAACCATTTGAAATCTTATATTAATGATAACAATAATAAAATAAATTCTAATATTTAATTTCTTTATATAATATATATATGTATAAATCAGGACTTTATCAATTAGGAGCAGGTATAAATCAAATAGGTGGAGGTAATAATTATAATCTTTTAGGTTATCCAGTAGGATATTACACAAATACGGGTTTAACTAATATGAATGAGACAGTAAGCAGACCGATATTAGCAGTAAATGAAATGTTAAGCGGTGGAGCACCCCTTCCTATGTATAGTATAGGATCAGGTAATGAACCATTTATTTTAGATGATATTCAGGGTGGTAAAAAAAAGAAATTAGTTAAAAGTCTTAATACAAGTAAAAGTGTTATTAAAAATTATGAAAAAAAAAATTTAAGAGATAAAATGAATGCTATTAAATATCCTACATTATTTAATAAAGATAAATTAGCATCTATGACAAGAGGAACTTTAAGAGGTAAAGGTGGAGATAAAGCACATTTAAGAAAAATGAAATCATTGCTTAAAGATTTAGAAAAACATAGAGATAATAAAACAGGTATAGATACGATTATAAAAAAACATAAACCGATGTTAGAAGGTATGGGTTATGATTGTAGTAATTGTGATAAGTCGGGTGCAGGATTATTTGACTTTTTAAAAGGCATACCAATTATAGGTGATTTAGCAGGTGCTATACTTTAATATATTATTTTAATATATTATTTTAATCTATTTTTAAATTTTAATATATTTTTTTTATTATGTAATATATATATATAATAAAATGGAAGATAATTATACATTTTCATTTGAATGTGGGAAACGCTTAGCAGTTATAAAAAGTAAAAAGGGAGGTAATAATGGTAAAATTATACATTTATATGATAAGAAGAAAAGATGTTGTAATAATTGTAATGGTGATAAATGTAAAAAAAAATGTTGTGATAATTGTTGTAAATCATATCATAATCAAAAAGAACAAGATAATGAAACAACTCATATTAAATTAAATGATGATGAATATTTTGAAGAACTACCAACAAACGACCCGACACAGACGAATATTGTAATGGTGTCCGCAAAGGCAGGAGCAGGAAAAAGTTATTACTTGAAACAATATATACAAAATTATAAAAAAATTTATAAAGACAATAAAGTGTATTTATTAAGTGAAAATAACACCGATAAATTACTTGATGATTTAGTAAAAAGAATACCATTAGATAAGTTTGTTGAGAGTGAATTAGAATGGAGCGATATACCTGATAATTCTTTATTAGCATTTGATGATATAGACTGTTTAGAAAATACGCGAGAAAATGGATTTTTAAAAAAGAAGTTATATCATCTTATGAATTCAAGTATTCAAAATGCAAGAAAAAAACATATTAGTATAGTGCAGACGGTGCATTGTGCGACTGACGGACAACTAACGAAGGTTATGCTTCTTTCTTGTTCTTCATTCGTATTTTTTTTAAATTCTGTATCAGTTCAACATAAAAATGCTCTTAATAAATATTTAGGTATATCAAAAGAAAATATAAAAAAAATTTTAAGTATGAAAGGCAGATGGGTATGTATTTTTAATATGACGCCTATGGTCGTAATGGGTGAAAGAGAAATATATATTTTAGGTAACAATTAGTCATCGTATTCAGTCCAATCGTTTGATCTTCCAATTTTCTTTTTTAAATCTTCAATAATTTCTTTTTGTATATTATAATTTTTTCTAAAATAATAATATTGAAAACATCCAACTATAATAAACGAAATATAAATAACCATATATATGGATTTTATATATTTTTTAAGAAATGCGGAGATAATTTATTTTTACTTTATATATAAAAATTTTTTATCTCCGCATTTCTAAAAAAATAATATCATTATAATGTATATGAATAAAGCATTAAGCGGACAAGAAATTGTAAAAGCATTAGATGGAAAAGTAAAGGTATTAGCATATGACGAATTATTAAAATATGATACAATAGATTAGGCAATGTATCCTTATAACAAATTAGTTATACTTTATTTTTGGGATTTTTCAAATAACACAAAATCAGGACATTATATCGCAATAAGAAAAGATAAAATGAAAAATATAATATATGTATTTGATAGTTATGGACGATTTATAGATGATAATTTATTAGAAATAGACCCGTATAAAAGAAAGAAATATAAACAAGATTTTAAACAATTAACATATTTATTGTTAAATTCACCATATAGAATAGAATATAATGAGTTTCCATTTCAACAAGATCATAGTGCAGTGTGTGGAAGATACGCTATATACTTTTTATTAAGGGATGATATGAATATGGAGCAATTTCAAAATCAATTCAGTAAAAAAGATTATAAAAAAAATGATGAATTAATTTTACAATTAACTAATTTTATTTAATTTTTATCTATTATAATATATATATATAATGAATTCACATAGTAAAAGTCCTTTATATTTCAATGTTAATCAAATTATTGGTTATAATCAATTTAGTAATGCACCTGCAGACATAAATAAAACACCTAGTATAATTGAAGTATTAAACAATGTTCCTTTTTTAAAAAATTCAAATGAGTATTTTATAGGAGTTCAAAGAGCATTAATACCGACTGCATCAGTTCCTAAATATATTGTTCCTCTCGCTTATAAATTAGTTGATAATACTGTTAATACAGACCCTAATAAACTTTTATTTGTAATTTCACTCGCATATAGAGATGTAGCAGGTAATATTATATTTTCATTAAGTGATAATGTTGTATTTCAAAGTGAAGTTGAAGGTGGAAGAACTCCAACCGTCATAAATGGAAAACAAGATTTTGTAAATAATCAATATTATTATTTTGTATATGATCCAAATACATTATTAATATCATTAAATCAAACCATAATAAATATGTGGGGTAGATTTAGAGCAGGATGTCAGGCATTAGGTGTTGATACTTCATTATGGACTAATATACCGTATTATTCATTTAATGAAACTATATTAAGATTTACAGTAAGCGGAGATGTGCGATTTTTTAATCAAGACCCTATAACTACTTACGCTCCTATTACTAATCTACCTATTCAAACTCCTCGTGCAAGAATAGAATTATTTACTGATGGATTATTACAAGATTTATTTCAAGTCCCGAGTAGATATTTAGATGAAAGTGTTCGTTTTGGAAATATTAATTTAATTAATTTAATTAGATTTTCAGTAATTGATAAAACAGCATCTCTGAATGGTGATATTTTAACTATGACAGCGTGGAAGAACTCATTAAATATGTGGAATGCTATGACACGAGTAATATTTACAGTAAATTATGGAATACCTACAAAATTAGAATGGGAAAATTCAGTATCAACATCAGGGCAATTAGAACCTAATGCAACAAATTCAGGAGAATTTGGACTTGGTGCAAGTGATAGACCATTACAACCTACACTTACAGATTTACAAGTTGATGTTGGTGAATTCGCAATAAATAATAACTATATACAATTTTCATCATCATCAATATCACAAATAAGATTAATAGATATAAACACATCTCAAAATTTACAAAACTTTCAAATATCCGTCTCGTGGGTTAGTATTTTCGGTAGAAGATATGATTTAATTATACCTACAGCACATCCATTAGAATTAAAATTAGCATTTTATCCTAAAACGACAACTTTAATATAAAAAAAATAATTTTAGATTAAATTTAAATATATAGATATATATTTAATTTTAAATAATGTATAAAAAAAAATATATATATATATAATATATATATAAATATGAGTAATATTATCCCTGCTCCCCTAACTGATAACATTATTGAAGTTCGTGAAGGTCTGTTAGATTTTACAGTTCCAGCGGTTGTAGTTCAAAAACCTTCTAACCTCTTAGCAATTAATTTAAATCAAACTAATACATTTAGTAATAGTGCTATTAGTGTCAAACTTGAAATTCCTAACGAGTTTAATGTAGTTCAAAAAGAAATTTTATGGCGACAATCATTTAATGTAAAGGTAACAGGTAATTCATACACAAATGGAACACTTGAACCAAATCGTCCTATTTATGAATATGGATGTTTCGCTCCTCGCTCTAATGCTCTATCTAAAATTATTAATACCGCAACTATTACACTCGGTGGATCATCTTATTCTATGACGCTCGGTTCAGTCGTTGATATGCTTGAAAGATATAATACACTCGCCCCTGAAAAATATCGTTCTCAATTATCTCCCGTCTATTTAGATAAATGTATTAATAATGATAGTCTTGTGGGTTCTGCTCGTAATCCTCTAAATGGTTATAAAGAAGGTGGAAGTGAAGATGTAATGCATCGTAATACTGTACCTTTTAGTGTAACTAAAAATAGTGCTACAGAATTTGATTTTATTATTCAACTTGAGGATTATATCCCTCTTTCTCCATTGAAAAGTAATATTAATCTTTCAGGTGGTGGTGGTGATTATGGTCTAACTCATTTAACATCAATGAACCTTGATCTTACATTTTTCGCTGGTGCATTAGGACAACGATTATTTTCATTTAGTCGTAATCGTTCAGGTGGAAATGTTCTTAACATTACTGATATTCAAGTGGATGTTTTACAACCTGAATTTAGATATATTACTGTATCTACTAATATGGACGCTGTGCCTAATTTGGTTTATTATCCTCTTAAATCTATTGAGCGTATGCCTCAAACATATAATATTCCTTATAGTTCTCCTGTTCCTCCACTAACTACTATAACATCTCCAGTAATAACTGTATCTCGTATTCCTACCGCTGTTCTTTTCGCTGTAAAACCTACACAAAATCTTATGTTGTTTAATAATAGAGGTTCAACACCTGCTACATCATCTATTGATGGATCTCAACGAAGCGATCATTTTACACGAATTACTAATATTCAAGTAAATTTTGATGGTGCTACTCTTCTATCAAATTCTAAAACTTGTGATATTTATAAAATGTGTGCTGAAAATGGTCTTGTTGATAATTACGCTGAATTTAATGGTCTCCCTATGCCTTTTGGTCTTAATGCTGTTGATGCTGGTGGAAATTATCTACCTACTACCTTTACTCCATCGGGTGCTTGTGTGCGTCTTGAATTTGGGCGTAATATTTCACTTCGTCGTAATTTATGCCCTATGGTTTCATACAGAACTCAATTTCAAATTTTCGCAACCGTTCAAAATTATGATCCTAACTGTGAAACTTATGATTTAATGACTGTGATGTGTTATGATAATATT